ACAACAAGTTTATACCAGAAACTTTTCGAGATGTCAATTATCTTCTCACATAATGACTCATCCCTTGTATATTTCTCCACGATAAATTCATTCCCGTCCTTTAATATGGCAATCTCCGCATAATCAGTTTCGAGTATAATCATATAACAATGAATCTGAATAAGGTAACTTATCGGGATGCCATCGGCCCACATCTGGCTACTCCAATAACTAAGGGTTTTTATTTCAAGTACGGCTTCGGTCTTTAACTTCTCACCTGTCAAAAGATTAATTCCCCCTTTAATATTCTGTACCCGGTCAAAGGAACCAAACAACCAGGGATATGCCGGATTGACAACAAATCCATTTACGGCACGACATTCACGGATGATCTTCTTGTTTTTGTAGTTCTCAATCCATCCATCCGTTGTCCCATCATAGTATTTCCAGATTTCTGCGATGTTATCCTCCATATACCTTCCAAAGAACATCTTTGCATTGTCTATTTGACGAGGGGGTATTTGCCCGATTTTTTCATAAAAAGTTCGAGTCACGGTGTCATATTTATTAAGTCCGAGCACTGTGCTTAACTCTGATCCTCCGATACCAGATTGACGGTATTTAAACCATTCAGGGGTTTGTGGAGGTATTCTTGTAATTATAAGATCACTTCTCATAGGTTCAATGCTTTTGGTGGCTTCATTCCTTCAAGTTTCAATGGAAGTAACTCTTTATAAATCTCAAAGAATATATTAGCGAGCATCTCAGCCTGAGAACTCATTATCTCAACTTCCTGCTTACCATCGTTGCTAATATCAGAATACCAACGATCATAAATCTTTGACATCTTATTAACAAGCCCTTCATGCTGTCTGACAAGTTCTATCCCTTCATCATAGAAAGTCTGATAAAAGATAAGCCACTTCTTATAATCCTCACATTTGACTCCTGCTAAATTCTTTTGTTCTTCATCTTTCCATTGATGTTTCGGGTCGTGCATTATTGCTTCTGCTTCAGAAACTCGTTTCTTCTGATTGTCAAGAACCTTTAATTTAAAGGTGTCAAGCATCTTTGCAAACTTATAATCATTTACGTTGCTCATGTCTTATTTTGATTTAATTTCTTTCATATAAAATATCTTGTGTTCAAATGTGAGATAGTGGTCAACATCATCAATGACAATAACCGATGAACTCTTGCGGGAAAAATTAACCCTCATCCCAACCTTTGCACTCTTACACGCTGACCCCGCGCCTAATATTATTCCCCACTCCGGTAACATCTCCTTTGAGTTCCTTGGAATAACCAAATTGCCTGTTTCCGTGCGTTCTGGCAACTTATCCGGTTTAATCAATACTGCTTTGCCCAATACTATCATATAGTTTAATTTTAAAAAGGAAGATCACCCATTTCATCATCTTTGTCATTTTCAAATACATCATCTTCTTTTGGAGGATTAAGTTTCCCCTCAATAGGTTTTGCCTCACCGCCTTTCTTCTCCTGATACACATAAAACCTGCCACCCTTCTTCATATCCATAACTAACTTAACCCTGTCCATGACACCAATCTCCTCAAATCTTATCTTCTCAGTACGTAAAATAGTTGGTGTTGCAGGGTCAACATAATACTTATCATCCTCATCCGCATTATCCGGAATATCTTCTGGACGTTTTTTTCTGTTCATATTACGATGAAGAATAATACCAATATCCGCCTTTTCCTTCCATGCACTCGACCCTTTGATGTCATATAATGTAGGCATTTTGTAGTTTATCCCTTGCTGTTCAACCTTTCTCGGATGCACAATAACAATGCCATGTACGTCATATAGATCACAGAAGTCAAGGAGAAAATCAAGCTGCTGACTGATGAATGATGTCTCTGTCATGTTCCTCGGTTGCTCATGCTCAATCTTATTCCACGCATCAATAACAAACCCAAAGATATTCTCTGTCTTTTTTAGATAGATGAGATACTTCAGAATAGATTCCATAGTGTTCACCTTGTCGGACTTAATCACTCCTCCAAATGATTCAAAATTCTTTCTGTCTGGTGACACCACAAAGAAATGTTTTTCAATAAACCTCATGGTCTTATTACGAAGTTCTGCACTCATGGAGTTCTGCCACCCTTCTCTGTAATACTGACCTGTCATAACCTCTGCTATCTTTGCATATTCCCTTGCTACTGGCCTGTTTTCCGGTGTGAACATGGCAAACTTGAGGTTCAATTTACTGTTATGCCTTATCAGCTCAGTGATATACCACCTGATATAAGTGCTATTGTGTGTAGGGATACATGATTTAGAACAAAGAAATAGTCTAGATTTAGAATCTACTTCTATACATTTAACAGGCACGGAATCTATTTTTATACAATCCCAAATGAAACGTGAATTTGTTCTTTTTTGCTTTATTAAATTTTGTTTTTCTAATTTTCTTTTTAATTTAAAAACAGGAATTATAGGTCTAAAATTAATACGGTACCTCCAATTGACAAAACGACCATATAATTTTGACTCGTTTATCAAATATTTTGGGTTCATCCCAAGAGAACAAAGAATTTCATAAATTCCATCTGCAAGATTTTTATTAGTAGAACAAAATTCTGCCACATTTTTTTTCTCATCCATATATCCATCGGTATCCATTAATCCCATTAAAAGATCGATTCTATTTTGTATTGATGTATAGATATACTCTGGTGGAATATGTTTATTTTTCAAAAGATTTAATTTCACTAACAAATTCCTTATATTGAGAATCCCCCAATTATATTTGGATTTTTGTTTGGACACCTCGTAGCCTCTGTCTTTTATTTCATTAATAATTTCAATATCAGCAGAATATAACCTTCCTCCTCCGCTATCTCCATCCCCTAGCCATACTCCAAGAATATAAGAATCTATTAATAATTTCTTTTTACTATTCCATTTGATTGGTTTTGCAATTTTAATATTATGATTATACCTATTCCCATTTTTTGTTTTTAATGATATAAATATTTCCTTTGTTGTTTTTAAACAAGTTTTTTCCCTTTTATATGATTGATCAGTCCCCTTTGACTTTAATTGCCTCCCTGTATCTCTGCCTCTTTTATGAGAATAATATGCACTTCTTCTTGCTGATATTGTAGTCGTTTCCCAAAGATGATCTTCGTCTGCTATTATTTTGGTATTATCTGAAAAAGTTAATTTATAACAGGGTCTATTATACATTATTTCAGTAGCATTAATCACATTACAATGATCCCCATTTTCATCAAATAAAATATCCCCTATTTGGATGTCCCCCATAGTTTTAAACCCATTTATAATAGGAATTGGAGTTGCAATATCTAATGCTTTCCCGCTAGAAGGGATTCCTGACACGAATGTAATCTGTTTTGGCTTCAAGGTATATAACCTGTCCACTTCGGGGATGCCTATCCCTAAACCTGCTGTAAACCCATTCTTGACAATAACGTCCAAGTCCTCTCTGCAATCAGAAGGACGGATAACACCACTTATCGGGAATGAAGAAAGATTCTGATGACACTCATCAACCCCCCCCTGTCCCAATGCTTTCAGGTTTTTCTTCTTGTCACCGTTCCATACCTCATTGATGTCTTTGTAACCTACTTGATAATTGATGTACTTACACCTCTCTTTGCCAAATATTAATGCAAGTTGATTCCTTAACTTGTGACCTGGTGCATCATTATCCGTGCTGAAAATAATGTTCTCCACATCTGCAAAAAAACTCTGGACAAACTTATCGTTTGCATAATCAAACTCGTGATCGAAATTCTTAGCATCGGGATTTGGAGCTCCCATAGGCACGCTAACCACGTTCTTATAACCTGCCTGCTTCCATGTCAGCCAATCAAATTCTCCTTCACAAATCAATACCTCTTTTTTCTCATCCACATCAAAAGATAATGACTGCATACCAAGAAATATGGATTTAGTGCCAAGGTCTTTTTTCATCTGCCACCATTTCGGAGAATCCTGACCTATCTGCCACCTAACATCAAAATACTTTACATTAACAAGTGTGAGGTTTATATAAAATGGAAATCCCATAATTGGTTTCGATCCATCTGGTGTCTTCATAGGAAATTCATATACCTTCTCTTTGAGTGCTGTCTTTTGGTCTATCCCACGTCCTTCAAGATACTCCCTGACCTCTTTAGAATACGTCTCAGCGATCTGTTTCGGCATCCGGGACTTCTCCTGTACCTGAATAAATTTATCATGCAAATCGAGGTTCCCTGACCATCCGCAAGACGGGTGATTACAATGCCACCATCTGTTATCTGGCTCATCATTGACAGTTAGGCATGGTACGTTCTTATGCTTCTGTCGTGTCTCGTTGCATTGTGGACAGATAGTGCTATAACGTACCTTACCCGATTTGGTTTGTATTTTCAGGTCCTCGAAAGTCATACTTTCAGATACTTTTCCGATTTTTCATTGCGGACAATGAATTTAGGTCCTTCGTTCTCTAAATCACTGAAAGGAAAACAGAAGTCGAGTTCTACACCCCATAACCCATTCTCCTTATTCATTACTGGCAGTCGTGTCTTATTCAAAACAGTTGACACCGATAATCCACTTATGTTGGCAAATTGGTTTACCGTAAAAATATTATACCGCATCATTACTTTTATGCGTGTAGCATCAATGCCTGTTCTTGTAGCAATAGATTCAATGATCTCAAGGTCGGTTTTTATAAACTTACACTCGATCCCTGTTATTAATCCAAATTTTTCTTCCATGAGTGTTTATGATTTGTTTCTGCAAATATATAATGTATTATTTATATTACCAAATTTATTATTAAATATTTTAATATAATTATTTATACAAAACAAAAGGGAAACCGAATGATCTCCCTTATTTACATGTTAACAAATAACTTTTACTAAATGCCGAAGACTGCCAACACAATAGTAACCCCTGTCATAACTGCGGTGCCGAATCGCCAGAAGTTCTTCCTGTGTGCCTCCTTGTTTTTCTGCTTCTCTGTATCACGTATGATCTTATCATTGTCCGTATTTATCTTTTCACAAGTGTTAAGACTCTGTTTCTGTAACCTGATAACTCGTTTTAATCCCGATTCAATACTGTCACGTACTCCAAATTGAAACTTACAATCTGTGATCTGTGATGTGAGTACAGGGATGATCTTTTCTGAGCTTCGTGCCGTAAGATAGTCTGTGTGTATGTGCCGTATCTGTGCCTCATTAAATAAATATTTTAGAAATCCCGGATAATTATATGCGATCTGCTGTAAAAACTGATACGAACTATCACTCGTTATGCCATCTAGTTTGGCGAGTGCCGAATCTAAGTCTGCCGTTATCCCTGCAATAACCTTATCCTTCTTCTTAAACACAATCATACAACTGTCAATGACCTTATCCTTCTTATCTGCCTTCGCCTGTTCAAACTTAACCTGGGTCTCTAAAAATGCCTTTTGTGTCTCTAATACTGTTTTGTTGTATTTTAAGGCACTTATCTCCTCGGTGTACTTAAACACTCGTTTGCCTCCGAAAAACCCAAATAA